AGTGGTACTAGTGGTTCATCGGCTCGGCGAATCCAACCATTGGGTTTGCTGATGTTCGGTGGTGCCGGTGCTGGTAAGACAGGCTTAGCTCGGGACACAGCTGACATGTTAGGGTCTGCGGAAGGCTATGAGATTGACGATGCCTCGTATTACGAGTGGCAACCTAACGATAATTTCCAGTCCAACCTGGGTAATCGTCAGTGGTGTATCTTTATGCAAGACATTGACACTACTGTAGCCCAGCCCACTGCAGGTGTTATGAATCATGTTGAGGCGAGTATGAAGATCATTGACAATAAGCCCTTTCCAGTGGAACAAGCTGCCATAGATTTGATGGGGAAGATTTGTTCCCGTCCACTTCTCGTTTTGCAGACGACCAACTTTCCCTTCGGCCGTGTACGTGGTTTCACTCTTCAACCGGACGCTTTTTATAGGCGTTACCCGATCATGGTAGAAGTTATTCCCAAGGCTGAGTACTGTGTGACGGGAGGTAAGGCTTTGAATGGTGATCTAGCGGCTGTTTCGCCGGATATGGAGATTCATGATTTGTTGGTGTATGAGTTGGATCCGTCTATGTTCGATAACCCAAATAAGACTCCACCGTATAAAGCTGCTCGAAAGATGAGTCGAGCCGGCTTCTTTGCGTATATCGTGGCGAAGTATCGTAAGCATATGGCTTCTCAAAAGAGGTATATCAATGCTACTCGAGGCATTATCCCTTGTGAGACGTGCTTCTCTTTGCGCCAATGTGTTCATCGTCGGGTGGATGTTGTTGGACAAGGTGGGTACATTCCCGTGGCAGTTGCGGGTGTTGGAGCTCTTGTTTTAGCACAAGGTGTGCGTCGTATTTACCGTTCTCCCTTGGTTAGTGCGTACCTGGACACTTTTGGTTCGCTCCCACGCAACGTGAATCGTATCGTTTCGCGGGTCAATGCCATTTTAGATAGTGTTGAGACCGTGGAGTCCAAGGTTGCGCGCTACTTAGAATGGCTTCCTACAGCCAAACAGGTAGCTCTTCTGAGCTTAACGGGCCTAGTAGTGGCTGGCGTGTATAAGTGGCAGAAGAGAAGTGTAGTTGCGCAAGGTAGGACAGACAATTCGGTGGAAGGTTTGCCCGACCAAACTTGGCGTAGAGCTAGGCAAGAATTCGTCCCTGGTTTGCCAAGTCGTGGGGTGACCTATACGTTAGAGGAGTTGTTGAAAGTTACACAGGAGAATATGGTTGTAGTGCGAGGTGCCGTCCGCGTGCAGGGCTGTATTTGGG